GTTGCTACTGAAGCGTCATCACTAACAGCTGAAGTAAGATTTGCTGGTAATTTATGTACTTTTGAGAATGGAATAATTTGGTTTGTTGGGAAACCATTAATAACTTCACGTATTTGTAAAGTAATACCATTATCTGCACTAACGCGTTTAAAGTATACGTCTACTTCAGATAAGAAGATTGAATTTGAGCCTGAACCCATACCTTTCTTTATAAAGAAGGTTTGAGCAATTGGATCACGACCACGTATTCTTCGAGTTACATTTCTAAAAGTTGTAGTACTATTAATATCAAATGTTGGTGCACGAGTTGAAGTAGTAAGTGATGATTTTTCAATAGAGAAGTTATAGGCACGGTATGTTACGAAACCTTTAGAAGTAGCACCACTATCAATGCTTGAATACTGGTTGACATCAACAATCTCTAATACTCGATCTCCAACATAGAATGTTCCAGCTGGTATATGGAATACTGCTCTTAATACACCAGTTGAGTCAGTTGCAATTGAAGTGATACCTTTGTCACCAAACCTTTCAATATCTTCAACAACATTTGCAGTTGGAGTACCTTTAGCAATATGGGCATTGACATCAACCCCATCAAAGAAGAAGTAATGCTCAGTGTTTGGTCTCAATCCTGACATATAAATCTTAATATCACGAGAGGCCATGAACGGCTCGAACGAGAAGTTAGATACAAAGTCACCAACAGGTGCGCTTATAACTTGTTCTCCAACCTCTATTTCTCTTGTAGTTGTTACAATTTGCTCCTGTAAGGGCCATGGTGTTCCATTGCGCCGCGCCGCGCGTTGTGCCTGAAAAAATAGAAAATTGTCTGTCGGCGTCACGTTTATTGTTCTTGTATCAGTCATAGGCAAGAATGCTTGAATCTCATCAACGAATTCTTCAAAGTGACTTGTAAGATCTATATCTAAAGTAACAGGGTTTGTTGTTGTATCGTAAGCAGCGTCATACGGGGGTGAGATAACACCTTCACCTGCATATTTGTAGAAGTTAGACACACAATTTCTGAAATTAGTAGCGTATGGTTGTTCTATAATATCAACATTTGAATCTCTTGTTAAAGTAGCAACACTTGGCTTTGATACACTAGGGAATATAGTAGAAGATGTGCTTGACTTATATTTAAGATCCAATGGGAATGTGTTTAGAGCTGGAGTTAAAATCTTTTGGTTAAATGGAACAGCTGCTTTAAACTCTGGATTACCAATATCTGCTAGAGATAAGTTATTAAACGGATCTACAATAAAACCATTCTTAAATCTTGATAGTCCATTTTCATCAAGTACTGTTATATTCTGTGTATCAGATTCTAATTGATTTAATGAGATATAGTATGCCATGTTATCGATCTTTTTCTCTAATGAGTGTAGATCTTTCATGGTATAGTTTTTAATTCCTGTTGGCTTCATAGCGATAGCATATTGTCGCTTCCCTTGACTATCAGCATCCTTAGATGATAAAGCAGGGTAACCAGGAACACTAACTTGGGCGATCGCTAGTTTATCAGTTTCAAGTTGAGGTGGAACTGCAAATCGTGCTTCCTTACCTTTAATTAAACTTATATCGCCGTAAGAGTTAACTGTAATAGTATCAACACGAGTTAAGTAATGCTCGATATCTGTTGTAACACCATCAGTAAACGTTGGTATTAGTGGAGCGCCTTTATCTGCAAATGTTGGTATTGTTGAACCCACAGCAGCTGTAATACTTGGTGCTGCACCAGTAGTTGTTATACCATAGTTAGCTGCTGAGTCTTTGTCACAGTGAGGCCTGAAGTCTAAGCTGTCTCTAAGGTTGTATAGTCCACCAGAGTCACCTACATGAACCGGTATGTCATTTCGATCAAGGGTATTCGGATAACTATTAATATTAAAGAAGTAGCCACCAGTGGACCCGTCGCACTCAAATACTTTCATTTTAATGTAAAGATTTCCAGTTCCATCTAGAGGTTTTGGTCGACCGTTTATATACTCAATATAAGATAAGTCATAGAACTGATCTTTTTGATTTCGTTTTAATCTGAAACTTCCTGTAAAGTCTTCGTCAATTCCACCAGGGCCTGTACCTAAAGTTTTAATTTCTGTTATTTCAAATACGTCTGGGAAACCTAAACTATATTTTGTATTAGCAGGAGTAGCATTACCTGAGTAATTTACTTTAACATACGGCTCTCTTACAATTTTATTATAAGAATCAATACCGTTTGCAGAACCAACTAATCTCTTATTATAGTAAACATACACTGGGCTTGCTGCACCAGCGTCAATAGTAATATTTAATTCTGAACTGTTATTAGTAACTGTTACTGCTGAGACTGCTCTAAACACATTAGTAGTTTTTTCTACAACTAAAATATCTTCTTTAGAGTTTGAGCAAATAAAGTCTTCGCCAGAGTTTGCAGTAATTGTAATTGCACCACCAGTATGTGTAACTTCTGCTTTAGTACGGACAGGTATTAGAGTATCTGTCATATCAAAAGTACTGATTAAGCCAGAAGGAAATATTAGTGCTTTATTTGCAGCTGATTGTAAAACATTACCAACTTCAATAACACCATTACCATCTGATACTTTGGCTAAGTCTCCGATACTTCCAGACATTGAAATATTTGCAAGGTATAATCTTGTTGGTGTTACGTTAATAGCAACTGCTTCACCAATTTTTGATCCGCCTGAATTTTGTAAATCAATTGGTGTCCAGTCAATATCAACATGTCCAAGAACAGAAGTAACTTTAACGTATTGACCATATTCAGTAGCAATAGATTGATTATTAAGTATATCTGTATTTGTTATTTGATCAATTTCAAATGATCGTTCACCACTATTTTCTACACGGAAACCTTTAACATAAGCAACTCCTTGACCGACTAGTGCGTGTACTTTACTATTAGCTTCGCCTTGAGGTATTCTGTCATCGCTTCGTACTGGGAATGTTTCTAATATGTAGTTACCTGATTCTTCGTATGTTCTTCTTGCTAATTCTTCACCAAGAACATTATACTGAGATACATCTCTCAATGTAACTGCGTTTCCGTTCTGATAACGAATGAGTGCAAAGAAATCAGCATCTTCTTTTGCTTCTGCAGGAGTTTTAACTACTAATTGAGGAACTAATTGTAATCTGTCTGCACCAGGTGCATTTTGGTTTTTAGATCCGAAAGCATTATCGTATAACGAATCATCAACAAGAGCGTTAATTGTATTTTCTGCAATACGGAAACCAACAGATTTATCTGCGGGAATATTACTATAATTTTCTATAATTAATACTTGTTCTTCAGCATAAATAAAGTGACCCTTTTGGAAGAGTACGCCTGGAGATGATTCGATACCGAATGCTTTACCAACTGCGTCACTGTCATTCCAAATAGTTACAGTGTCTGTACCAACTGTAGGAAGAGTAATAGGTTGAATGGGGTTTACAGGAACACCAGTACCACGCTTGTATTTAGTTAACGTAATATCAAACTTCTCACCTTGACTAAACTGTGAATAACTTGTAGTAGTATTTAAGTATTTAATAAAGAATGTATTATTTGGCGCGTTGGCAGCTGAAGTACCTTGAGAACCTCTTACTGCTGCAACAATTTGTGCTTGAAGCTGAGATGTTTGACCAGTAATTTTATATACATAGTCGACCTCTTGCTCTGCACCGCCAACAACTTCTTCTGTTACAACTTTACTTACATATAAAGTTGGGTCGAACGCGGTAACAGTACCTTCTCTCAGTTTAACATATTGTAAACCGTCGATATCAGTAAAGGTACATCCTTTAACGATGCTACCTTCTTTAAATACATTATCACCAAATTGCTGAACTTGGTTCTGAAGTATAGACTGAAGCTGTGTTAACTCACGCGCTTGAACCGCAAAGCCGGGCTTGAACAAAATGCGATTAAACTGCTTATCTTGATCGTAATCGTCAAAATAAGGCGATTGGTTGAGATTTGTGTTAATAGGCATTTATTTTATTTCCTTAAAATTCCAGTACAAACTTAAATTCCTCACGAGATAGGTCGGTTCGGGCTAGTGGGAAGAAGTTTTCCATAAAGTAAACTTCGCCGGTTCTTTGTATGTATTTGGGTAAAATTACATTGTCTCCTACAGGAGTATTTATATTGATTGTCTGGCCAGTTTCATTTCTAAATGGTAAAGTTAAATCTAATGGCAGGTCGTTTGCAGATCGACTGAAAGCTGTTTGAGTATCGCTGTTATTATTATAGGGACCCAAGTATTCAGCAACATAAACTGTATTTGCTGATGTGTCAATCTCGTGTACTACGCCACTAAAAACAGTTTCGTTATTACCATCAACTTGAATAATACTACCATTAGCTGACACTTTATCAAAATCGTCTGTTGTTATTGCTATTCTGTTATCTACGATTTCTGCAGTAAAGCCTGTATCAAACGTAGGCGATCGTACAATACCAACTCCACCATAAGTATTTGAATCACCGATCTTTGTATTATCATCGGCAGTTATATAAGCATACATTGAGAAGTGCTTACAACGGAAATCGTCGATTAAATTAAATGCGTGGCCTCCAGCAGGTGATAAGCGAGGTCGTATTTCTGCTCTAATATCGGTTGTTGTAGTATCTTCTGGATCAAAACTATAAGAAGGATCTACAATACTTGCAGTAGCGTTTGTATAATTGCTTCCTTCATTTAATACAGTTATTTTAGTTATTCTACCATCAATAATATTTGGGATTGCTATAGCTCCAGTACCGTCACCCTCAATTTTAAGTCTTGGGAAGATTTGGAAATTAGCATTACTTGCAGCACCAGATATATCTGGAGAAGCAGCACCTGTTAATAATTCTGCACCAACTCGTATTTCAGCATTACCTGTAGCAGTGTTATAAGAATAATAAGTAATTTGCCATAATCTTGAAACACCGTTACTTGGATTTGTTGAATATAAGTATTGGCCAGTATAGTAATTTGTTATTGGGCTAAAGGTAGTTGTAGGTTCTACTATTATAACACCACTTGAAAACGGTGTCAAGGCAAATGAGCCTCTTTCTAAAACGTATCCAAAGTTATCTGCAGGATTGGTTACAACAATATCTGAAATTGTACTGTTAGTAGTTGCTACTGGATTATTAGGAACTGGTGTTGGTGTAATTGGTATATAACCAATTGCGTTATAAGCATCAAATTCTAATGAGCTAATAACATACATATATTTCCAAACATAACCATCGGCCGTTGAATAAATTTGAGTTGTGTTAGTAGCATCATAATTAGGTGGTGTAGTTGCTGTAGTACCAGCATTATTGTTTAAACATTTATAAACACGATAGTCACCAGTATCATTATCGTTTGGACCAACAACTCCATAAAATCTTTGATCAGTTAAATTTGCTTCATCATCATATTCAACATATACTTGGCCAACCTGCCAAGGGTAATACTTTATCATAAAGTGAATATCAGATTCAATTACTTTCTTAGCGAATAAAGTTTTCTCTAAAAACTCACGCTTTGACTTAACTGAGTCAGCGGGTGCGAAGGTATCAATCCCAGAAACAAATAGCCAATAGTCATTAGTGACGAGATCGTCAATAAATAATCGGGTAACATCTGTTTTAAAGCTATTTGAAAGTATTTCTGCCATTTTTAAGTTCGACTCTAACTGTTAACTGTTTTTATTATTTATAATAGGTCTCAAGAAGAAAAAGAAACCTTTCTTCGAGGCCAAACAGATCCAGAGGTCGGTCTCCTTTTATGTTGTGTTTGTTCGGAACCACCAGCGATATATTTACCGCTTCCCATTCTGATTCCCCATGGAATATGAATTCTTAATGGTTGTGTCCCAGCTAGAACGGTTAAGTCTGCTCCACCATTACTGCTATCACCATCTTTAATTCTATTAACTTCTGTTGAAGAGTATAATTTACTTGAAGATATATTTTTAGGCGATAATCTAGCTTGGCCGATATTAGGGTCCAACGTGCCTATTTGATTTTCAAAGTCAATATTAGTCACTATATCTTCTATTAAGTTTTCTTTAGCGTGTTTTTGTATTAATTCTTTGAGTTGTGGAATAGTTGGAAATTTACCTCTCTGAGTAACATACCAATCTAAAAATACTGCAGCACAACCAGCAGCTACTGGAGCAGCACAACTTGTTCCACTAAAATAACCCCATCTGCCATCACTATAAGCTTGAATTGGATATGATGTCCACGTTTGCGCTCCATAAGAAGCTATGTCAATCATTGGGCCTCTGTTACTATAATCATCTAATAATCTGTTTGTGTCGTCTTGTTGACAAGCAGCAACTGTGAATTGATTATCTCCACCATTAATATATGTTCTAAGCGGATAATTATCAAATGCCCCAGGATTTGCAGTTGAACTAAAATTATTTGTTTGGCTAACAACAGAATTAATAACATAAGGACTATTGCCGTCTTGCCTAACAACTGTGTTCCATCTGTTATCACCTGGATCAACTGCAACATGAGCATTATTACCAGCGCTTTTAAAATGATATATTCCTTCGTAAGCAGCAAACTGGCCCATAATTGTATCCCAAGACGACCAGCGTGACGAGTTTGGTACTGAAATCATCCACTTATCAGTATTATCTGCAGGGTCTAGAATTACTCTTGGAATAATACCAGATCTAAAGAATGGTCTAAGATCTTGACCCCAAGTTGTAGTATCCTTAATACTTGTTATAGTTCCAGTCATTGCTGAATGAAATCCACAAATATAATGCAATCCTATAGTTGCGTCAGGTAAGATAAAAGATACTTCTGATGTGCCTTGTCCTGTTACTCCAGAATATAGATTACTAGTAGATCCACTACTCGGTGAAGTTTTAACATAGAGAGGATGCGCACCGACTGCATTGTTAGTTATTGTAATTCTATCGCCCGGTCTTCCCATAATGCCTCTATTGCCTAGAGGTGTTGATGCTGTAGATCCGTTATATAATCGATCGCTGCCTGTAACTATATATTCTGCAGAACCTGTGGCAGTCATTGTAATATTAAATTCTTCACCTTCTAAGTAACCGCCTCTGTCATACCTAGTAGTGGCATTAGTAACTGGATCTTTTGCTTCTATATATGAACAATCTTCAATATCAAAAAACTTCGTATGCTCTAATCCGCCAAAGCCCCATGCTCCAGTAACAACTGTTGCATTACGAGTTCCAGTAATAGGATTAATAGGTTTGGCAAGGTGCCATTGAAGTACTGCGTAATAAACAGAAGCTGTTGATTCACCACCAAGATATATTAATCTTAGCGAAGAGTTTTTACCCCAACCGCAATATTTACCACCAGCTGCACTAAGTACGCCAGCTGCATGATATGTAAACCAACCATCTCCAGCACCATTGGCGTTAGTAATTTGATTGTTTAAAGTACTAGTTAAAGATGAGTTTATATCGGACCAATCCATAGGAACAAACCTACTAGTAGTACTATCAAACTCTTGAAAGTCAACATGATTTTCGTGGCCATTGGCAAGAGCATCTGCTGTGGATCCTGCTTCAACTGCAACTATATCAACATAGTCACCCATAAAGTTTGATTTAACTGTATCCTCAAAGTTTGTATCACCAAAATATCCTATAGGCGGGTTAAAACCTGTAGCGCCTTTAAACTCACTAGTAAAAAACATATTTGAACCAGTATAATCAGCACCGTCGTCACCGCCGGATGGATAGTATCTTGCTCTATATTCTGTAGTTGGTGTTTCGTACCTTGGAATACTTGTTGGATATGAATCAGGCTCAGCTACTAATTCTTTGTGACATTCTATTACTTTTGGACTTGCTTCTAGCGTTGCTGCTTCTGCTTCTGTTAATTTCATAACTAAACACATATCAAAGAGGTCAAGATTATCATGACAAATCATACCTGCTGCTTCATTAGCAAGAAATGCTGCTTCGTCAGAACCTGGTTCTAGTAATACGTTATAAAATTGCTTATCCATATATTAAGACTCTAATTTAAGTGCGTCGATCGTAACTTGAACTGTCCCTGTTGTTCCCGAGTTATTTTGAACTGCTACAGGAACTGTTGTTTCTGAATTATCAAGCCAACCAATAATTGATGGTGTAACTTTAAATACTTGTGTACCTGAAGTCGTTGAGATAAATTCTGCAATAACACCTGAACCATCTGCTGGGTCAGTACCTTGTGTTCGGGATGCGTCTGCTGTTCTTGATGATGTATCAGAATAAATCCTTACCCAACATTCTTTATCAACAGTAACTTTAAGTAATCCAAATGATTTACCGAGTGTTGAGAATGCAATATTACCACTCGCGCCATCAGCGATCGAGCCTGTTGTTTAGGCTTCATTTACTCTCGTAGCAGCACCACCACCACCACCACTTGCTGCAGCCCATTGATAATCTGAACCACTCCATTGTAAGAACTGATTAGAAGCTGCGCCTGAAACATTTAAGTGACCGTCAACATCAGCATTTGTATATGTATTTCCTGGTGCTGCAACACTTAATACTCCGTTTGAAGCTGTAACATTAGTACCAGCAATTGCTGCAACTAAATCAGCAATTAATTCTTTCTTTGAAGCATTAGAATCATCAGCATCAATAAATCCAATACTATCTGCAGCTACATCGATTGTTCCACCGACTAAGCTGTTGAGGTCAGTACCACCACCGCCTCCACTGCCTGATGCGTTAAAAGTAATAGTATCAGTAGATGCATCTGTTGTAATGGTCATATTAGAACCAGCAACAATTGTTAATCCGTCCGTTGCGCTATCTGCAACTATATTAGATTGACCTGCTACTGTTATTGTTCCGAATGTATTAGCAGAAGAACCGCCACCACTTGACTGGGCAACCCAAGCATAATCTGAACCAGTCCAAGATAATACTTCGTCAGCCGAAGCTCCACTTGTATTTAAGTGAGTATCAACATTTGCATCAGCGTATGAACTGCCACCGCCACCAGCCATTTCAACCCAAGTATATGTACCATCTGCATTTGTTTTTAATACATAATCAGATGTTTCTGAGTTAGTAACGTTGTTTGCCCAAACATGAGGAGCAAGAGGGTCACTGTAATTTAGTATTGTACCACCGGAAGTATCTGCAAGTAATCTTCTCCAAGAACCGTGAGCATAGTACAATGAACCGGTATCGTGAGCATGGCCTATAGCTCCGTGATAAGTACCAGGGTTCAGTGCTTGTAAGCTTACTAGTGTATCATAATAGAATGATATTTTATGTGGTTTACCTGTTAAATCGAAATTACCCGAACTATCGAATAAATCTATAAGCGTATTGCCGGTGGTACCACCGTTACCATACAACTCATTAAAGTTATCGTTGACTTTATCGAAAGCAATTCTAATCGGATCACCTGATCCGTCATTAGCACTTGCGCCGATACCTATTGTTTGCTTGGCCATAGCATTTTATCCTTTAAATTCTTATTTAAATATTTATTATATTGGTTCGTGATCTGATGTAACATATGTACTATCAACTGTAAAGTTTGTTACTGAAGCTTCGAGTATATCTGTATTAGCTAAATCGAGAGCTGAACCATATCCGTCATCGTTAAAGAATCTGACGAATCTTGGTTTTATTGTACTTGCATTTTCGTACTTATAGATAAAGTCACCAAACATCTTAGTACCTGCAAGGTGTACATTCTCTTTAAGTAATTTTTCGTATCTACTCTTATCAAGCGTAGATTTAATTTGGTATGAATATTCTTGGTAGAAATTACTGTCTTGTATTCTCATTCCTGCACTATAGTATTTTACTTCTTGAACAAAGCTATACAAATTAGGATATGAACTATACCACCATTGTGCTTGCAAACTTGGAACTACTATATTATTCCATCTATTTACTATGGCCTCATCTGCAGTTTTACCTGCTAAATAAAGGAATTGTAAAGCATCGGCTGATGTAATAGAACCACCATCCTGGTTCATATCTAAATAAGCAAATCCATCTGAAGCTATTGATTGACCCCAGGTGTTAAAGTCGGGAGGTGTAGTAGTAACACCTACTGCAGTTCGAACTGCTTGGTTACTAAATTCTGCTGTTGGTAATATTAGAGTTTGATCAGTGATAGGTTGAGCAACATAACCGTCAATATGTGAAGTATAATCTTTCCAATAACCTTTATTTCTACCCTGAGTATTGGCTGTAATTGTACCGAAAGCTAATTCTCTAGTACTGTCGTCTGGATCAACAAGTGTTCCTGTGTCACCGTGGAGATAAGAAAAACCTGAATTATTAATAGCTACTGTATCAATATATCCTGTTTCATAATCTGCATTAGCGTCTATTATAGCATTATCGCCGAATATTCTAGTACTGTTATAATCAAGAGAAACACCTTCAATAGCATATGCGTCAAGATTACTACGTATAATGCTATTAATACCTGAGAATCCATACCAAGTATTTGGTATAACTGTTATAGTACCTTCATCAGCATCCTTAGCAATAATAACTGCAGTTGCTCCTGTATTGGCTTCGGTAATAGTTTCTTGTAATTCAAAGAAAGAAACATCAGGCTTATTAACTAAACGAATGATCTGATTTTTCTTATTAAATTTTGTAATAAAATTGTCTTTAGCTTTAGCAAAGATATCAAAATTATATCCTTTACCTTGATTAATATTTGCAAATCCAGTAATTGTACCAATTTCAACATCTTGAATATTAAAGGCTTGATCTAATGGTGTGTAAATATTTGGAGCAACAGTGGTGCCTGACATATTTGTTGCACCACTATTATAATCACTTACGTTTGCATCACCAGTTACACCTGCAGCTATATCTGTTAGGTGAACTTGAATACCTAAAAACGGCTGAATTAAATCTGTAATTAACGGAACTGTTTGTGTATTTGATAATACAGCAGTAACGTGTGTATTAGCATCTGGTGGACTACCTTCTGGATAAAGTACGCCAGGAGAAGAAACAATAGGTACTCCGGAAACATCACGCTGAATACCCAGTGCTTTTAAATCGATGTTTGGACTACGATCAACTGTACTAATAGCATATGATTGATTAAATGAACCGGACGTTCGTTTAACACCAATACTTCTTGCGTTGGTTCCAACTACAAACCCTTCATTACCTTGAGTGTCTCGTAGTACTTCACCGTAAGTAAATACTGTTTCGTCACTGATCGCTCTTTGAATAGCTTGGTCTGATACTATAAGAGATGTATTTGCTGTTGTATATCCAAAACCGCCATCTTCAATAGTATAAGTAGCAACACTATCTGTTTCTGTAGATACTGAAACAACTATACCTTCACCACCATCACCTGCAGTTTCAGAAACAACTTTAAATGGGTCACCAGGTTTATTGAGTGGTAATTTTCTGCCTTCTGGGCCACCACTAGGATCTACAATAAATTCAGTTAAAGATCCGTTTAAACGGCCGAAGGTAACGATTTCGCCTTCAATATTAGTATAGATATCATCGTACTTTACAAACTGACCCTGAACATTGTCAAGGTAAATAATAGGTGTGTAAATACCGTTAATTAATATCGAATTAATTTTAGTTACAGAAGCGACTGCTTTAGATATACTACCAGTAATATTTTTTGATATAAGATCAGCATATGTATATGCTATATTTGTTTTACTTAAAAATTGATTAGCGTTTGGGAACATCTGAAGGAATGTACCAGTCTTCCATTCTGAATTAGATGGCTTAAGCATCTTAGACGACGGATAAATAATGTCAATATCATATTCGTTGTAAAATATAGAAAAGAATAATTCAATACCAGCTTTAGTACCCTTTCTTCTATAAAGGTCTAATATGTTCTTGACAAGGAAAGGTACCATCTCTTCCTTTAATTCTAAATCAGCAAGATATTTCTTTTGGAAAAAGATAAGTATTGATTTAATTGTTGTATCAATATCTTTATAATCATAGAAACGTCTAGAAACATAAAGAGACTGGTTACTCTGTGTTTCCATAAACTTATAATAGTCTTTTGCTAATTGCACTAGCTCAGGACCATCTTCACGATAGATCGCAGGGAATTGCTGATTAATAAAAAAGCTTATACTTTTTTCTATCTGCGAATAATTATCAGCCATGAATCAATTTCCTATTAATAATTGCTTGTTGTTAGTGTACCGATCGCTGAACTTGAGGATGTAGTAGCACCGCCAGGTATTTCTTCAAGTGCCATATTAACTTGTACATCTGTATCTCTAATAATAAGAACACGCCCTTTTGGTGAAACAATATCGCTCTTCTTAGGACAGATCATTATTTTAACAGACGAACCATCAAATGCTTCAACGATTATATCATTAAGTTTAATAAGTCCTGTTGTATAATCTACAGAACCGACATTTGGATTAGATACTTGAGGGTTTGTAGCGTCATCAATAATTGTCATTAAATTACCGAGACCGTCGTCTTGTATATAAACGCAAATTTTATTAACATCAAACGGTGTACTTTTAACAGATGGTTTATAATCTTTAAATCCGTTAGCATCTCTAAATGGATATGGTTTAATTAGTTCCATTTCAAATTTAAAGGATGGAGCTGATTTAATATTTAAAGCAGGTACCCAGTCAATCATTGGTTTAATTGATAGTGTACTACTTTGAATACCTGTATCAATCTTATCAATATCAGCAGTTAATTTACTCTTACGAATTTTAACATTAAAATCTTCGAGGTTAGTATCTGCATAAGTTTGTATTTGTGCTCTAACGAGTGCTTCAAGTTCTGCTGAACTCTTTTGAGTTGTTTTATTACTATAAACAATATCAGCAACGACATCTGCGAAAAGAAATTTAGTCTGTACAAATATCGGCTCGATTCCTAATGGACTCTTTTCTTTTAAATATGTAATATAAGTATTTGCAAGCGTAGAACTGATCAGCGTTGTTTCTGCATCTAAATAAACAGAAATACCAACACGACCAAATTGAGGTGGTTCTAATTCTTCACCACCATAAGCACTTACACTTTTAATTTCAGGGAATGCTTGTTGTAATAATACTTCGTAATCTTTTGTTGTAACTGCACGCTCTTGAACTGCTAAAGACTTAGGCGCAAAATATCTAATGCTTTCAGTACTTTCGCGTTCCACACCACCTGCTGCAGGTGCTATATTAGTAACATTGATCGTAGCACCGTCAATAAAGCTTGTTGTGAAAGAAGTAGCACCGTTTGGTAATTCACCAGAACAAACACGATATCGTACTCTTACGTCTTCAAACTCTTCTGGCTGTAAACCAAATTCGTTTTTACCAAAATAAACTGCATATCTATTATCTAAATAAGGCTCTAAATAAAATACTTTATCTAATGGTTTAACACCATAAATTGTGTTAGCGCGGGCAAATACGTTTCGATCTTCTTGTTGTTCAGCATCAACAAATACTACAATAGAGTCTGTATCAACTTCGTCATTAGTTAACTGAACACGTAATACACCGTCTCCATCAATAATAAATCCTTCTCTTTGGAATGAAGCAAGTATCTGTCCTTCAAATATATCAACATTATCAGCTACATATATACCAGGCGCTGATCGTCTTGCAATATATGTTTGATTAGTTACGAAGTTAAAGGATTCTCCTTGATAACTAGAACTAAAGTTTGTATAAGTTGGAATAGTTAATGTTGAAGCGGTAGCACTAGCATCAGTAATAGTAACACGAACTGTAGCTTTAGCACTCTTACGAGATCTTGGAATATAGTTTAATTCTTTAGCATGAGATACGATAGAGTTCTTTAAGACGGCCGAGTCAAGAAACATCTCATTCATTGTCATGTTAGTATAGAAATTATTTTGGAAAGTATTAAAAGCGAGCACATCAAGCATCGCGCTCATATTCGAACCTTCAAAATTATAATCTTTGAATTGAGTCTGCGTTTGCAGATATGTTTTTAACTGGCTTTTTATCGAATCAAAATCAAGTTCGGTAATCGGCGTTTTTGGAGTGGCCATCTTATCTTATCCTTTCTAAAATTACATCGAGAGTTATTGGTCGGTCGACGTTTCGTATGTAAAATTCTATTAAAACTCTAACAGTATTATCGTCAAATTCGCTTGTTGCAGTAACATTTATAATTTCTGCGCGTGGCTCATAAGTTGCTATAGTATTTTTACATCTAGTTTCAATTGTTTTTAACACACCTGGAGTAATGTTTTCAAATAGTAATTCACGTATTCCGCCACCTATAAATGGCTGCATAAGTCTTTCACCAGGATCTGTTAAAATCAGATTCTTTAAAGATTGTTTTACAGCGTCTTCGTCTTTTAATAGAGCTAAGTCTTTTGAAATAGGACTAATTCTTAGATCTTTATGAAAATCTGCATACAAATTCGGCTTTTTACTTATCGGTGTTTTACTAATTATCGTCATCTAGGTATATCTCTTATGTCTAAATGTATGTGCTTATCATATATTACAATGTATCTAAAACCAGCAGCAATAGCTCTGGTCTTAAATTCTTCAACTTTCTCATCACTATTTAAATTAAAGTTGTTCTGTATATCTATAACAAGCCCACTTAAGTGGCTGCTTTCAGGCGAACCTTTTATTTTATCGTTATATTCTTTATTAACCCAACCTTTGGTAATAACGATTTTCTCACCTAGCTTCGACTGCATCCTCGCAAGATAAACTTTTACATCTAAATCAAGATGAGTATAAGCAGGTAATCCTATACCATAATCATCTTCTTTAAAACTCTTTGCATCTGGATCTAAGCCAAACCTTGAATCTGTGCCCTTTAAAACAGCCATACAAGGCGGTAAGTCTTTATATTCTTGAGCAGTAATCTCTTTTACAACTATTGCATCTTCACCGGTAGGAGTTCTGAGTACTTGTCCAGAATCGCCTTCCCATACATCCCTTAGACTATTTATAGTCGCACGTCGCTCTTCTTCAGAAAATCTTACACCTCCGTTACGAATTGCTGTAGATGTATTCATATTTCCAATGGTTTGTAGTCTTTGTACTACTCTTTGATAACGATTACCGAAACTATCTAATGGATTTTTAATTTCTCTAATAAGAGCTTCAACGTTAGTAGCAAGTGCACAGAACCTATAAACTAAGAATTGTACTGTTTCTAAATCAACGTTTTCAAATAAACCTAATGCATAATCCATAAAGTTTTTAAGTTTATCTTTAAGCTTTTGTTTTTCCTTTTCTGTCATCTGATTACACATACGTTCTTTAAGTGTCATAACTCTTTTTGTATGCATACGGTTGACATTTGTTACAGCGTCTGATATAATACCTACAGGATCAAAGTTTTCAATAGCAGCCATAATGTCATTGAACGTTTCTACTATAACATTAATAATCTTAGTTCGTATTTCTTCAAGAAGCTTGTCGATAATCTCCTCTTGAATTAATGTTTTAAATCCATCATAGTCTCTTGGTATCTTATTATAAATTGCTATAGCGTCTTGGATTAATCCATCAACTACACCTATTAAATCATAGAACGCATCTATTTGATTAAAGATATTCTTTAGACTATTACAGAAACCACCTAAAATACTTTCAGCAATACCGCCGTTATAATAATTGTTTAATTCTAAATTAAGCTTTGAAAGATTGTTTTGATTAATTAAACCATCAGCTGTGTAATTATATGCTTCCATGAAATCTGCAATTTCAAGGTTTGTAATATTTCCACGATCCCATCTTGCAGCTAAAGCATCACCAGCATTACTACCTATTCTATTGCGCCACGTAGTATTAATATAATCTACAGCAGTATAGAAATCATCTCCATATCTATTAACAGCAATTTTAATTGGATTCTTATCTGCTTCTTGTAATATATTTTTAGCAAGATCGTCTGCGAATTTATCAACAGCTGCTAGGGTATATTGTCCATTAACAGAGATTGGCTCTTGCGCAAGTCCTTGCCTATTAATAAATGTTTGATCTCTTGTATCCGTGCAACTAGCCATTGAAATCTCCATCTGCTGAATCATCTAAAGGTGAAATAAATCCAAGAGCGTAACCTAATGCAAAATAACCTTTTGACACAATTGTTTTTGCGTAGCTTGCTGGTTCTGGCATCTGAATACGAGGTAGTCCTAAACCACCACCTGGTAATGGATTAATACCTGTCAACACACTAAATGGTGAAGTTAATACTGCTGCAGCAAAGAGTGGTCCGTTTCCTGTAGGATAAGCCCAACCCGAAGTCACACCAGGTAATGGTGCAGCTACTGGAGTACTTATTGCAGCAGGAACTAATGCAGGTATAGTTACAGTTGGTGCTGCTATTGCTACTAACCGGCCAGCGCCAGGTGCACACGTACTTCCAGGTGAAGTACTAGTTGGTAATGGCGCTGCTAGTGCTGCTGTATTAACTGCACCGAAATTACCAGTTGTGGCTGATAGTGTTGTTGCTAATAGTGCAGCAGTGTTTACTGCTCCTGCGTTCCATATTCCACTGAATGAACCTGTCACAGATGTAAATTGACATGCTAACGCGTTAACACTAAATCCAGCAACACCAGCACCGCCTGATAAAGGTGTAGGTGGTATTAAACCAGCAGCATTATTAATAATATTAGAACCAGTTAAATGAATATCCATTGGAGTGGTTAATTTAATTGCTTTATTTGAATATATGTCAAACGTATTTAAAGCAGTATTTTTAATATTTAAAGCTACTGAATTGATTTGTTTTTCTGCTTCAATCTGTACTTCGTTTTTACCGAATATTGTAACTCTATCTGCATTACCTTCAAGCTTAATATTAGCACCACGCATATTGAAATGATTACCAACATTATAGAACGAACTACCGCCTATAGATAACTCATGTTCACCGTGAACGATTTGTTTATAATCGCCCATGATTTCTTCTGTTTTATTTCCCTTAACATAAACATGAGAATTACCGTTGATCGTAACTACATTATGAGCTGATGATTCGTGTTTAGTTCCTATAGTAACTTCGTAGCGATCGCCATCTGCACGTTCTTTAACTGAGCCAGTAGCGTCTATTTCAATATAAGAACCAGACATGTGATGTATATGAATTCTTTCTGCGCCAGGAGTATCATCAATTTCTATACTATGGCGTGCTGTTTCTATAA